GTATAAATTTACACAATTTAATTCACATACCACTTGAAATCATTATAATATGCAGCTATTTTCTTATTATTAAGTCGCATCCAGTCTAAATAAGTATCATTTAAATATAATTTAAACGGTTGCCAAGAAGATAATGGTATTTCTGGATGCCCTGGATATTGAGTAGAATTAGCAACATCAAACATTATTTGTGATTGCTCTCCATCTGGTGTTAGTGTGATAGTCATTCTTCCATCAGCATTATCACCACGCTTCATATAAATATCAAGGGTAAACCACTTACCGGTTGGTATAGGAACTGTTCTATTATAATAAGTCCACATACGAACATCGTGCATAGTTTCTGGTTGCATGTAGTCGGCTTTCAATCTCCAATATAATGATTGTCCGGCACCACTATCCTTAAATATAGATAACCCCCAACGTGCGGAGCCGGATGTACTACCACCCCATGTAGATACGTATTGATTCCATATTTCAACAATTGTAAACCAAGTAATTGATGAAGAATAGTTGGTAAAATATTGTACATCTGGATGCAAATACATTCTATGTGATGTATGGTATATTGGTAAATTAACATCAGAGTTAAATCGAATTGACATTTGTGCTCTTGCTACACTTGAGATTGTTGGATTATCATCTATAACTTGTGCATACAATACATTTCTATTAGTATTGGTAGGGTCTGCAACTATTTGTTGAAACGCGTATTCCTTTGGTTCTGTATTATTTAATTGAACGTTATTAACTAAAGGTACAGTTTCCAACCCCCAGTTACCGATATATGCTGTGTTAAGACTTGTCTTATAGTACACATACGCGTTTTGAAAATCCTTATTAAAATAATATTCCACCCCAACTGTATCAGGTGGAGGCGGTGGCGGTAGTGGTTTTATAACAACAACATTTACATCATCATATCTTATAGATCCTCTGTTATCTGTAACGGTTAGTCGGAAAGTATATGCACCTTCCACGAGATTATCTACTACAGTCACAAGCGATGTTGGAGTTACTATTGTGTATGTTCCAGTTCCTGAATTTAGTTTCCAAGATACAGCCACTAAGCTTCCATCTGGATCATATGATTTACTACCATTAAGAGTAACGCTGTCGATGGGTAATGTAATTGAAATATCAGAACCTGCATTTGCGACTGGAGATTGGTTTGATCTTCGTCTAGCATTTTCCGTAGTTGTTGTAGTTTGGTGTTCTGGTTTAATGTCGTCAACATTGCATTGCGGTAATATCATAAACACTAATATTACCATTAGTATAAGTTTTTTCATAGTTATAGGGTTTACCTATAAGTATAAATTGAAAATATTATGACATAAAAAAAGGGAACTTCAACCGAAATTCCCTTTAATTAGTCTATTTTAAAGTTTAACCACCGAAAGATGCTCCCGTAGGTAGAATATTAAAGTCAACTACAATAAATTCAGCCGTCTTAGTAGGTTGTAAGAAGATAGCACCTTTCAATAAGTTTCTATCAATTACATCTGGAGTATTATTACTTTCATCCATTACTACTTTGAAAGCGTAAAGTCCTTGTCTTTGTTGTATACCTTCCAAGTAAGGATTTACTATGTTTAAGAACTTATTACGAGTTGTAGAAGTATTTTGTTCAAACACCAAGTATCTTGAAGTTGAAGCGATATACTTTCTTACAGTCAATAATAATCTTCTTACGTTAATTCTATCAAGTGCTGATGGTTTGTCTTGTAGAGTCTTTTGTCCGAATGCTACGATACCTTGTCCAGGGAATTGAGCGATAGGGTTTACTTTGTTCTCATACAACGTATCACGATCAGATTGTGTAAGTTTATTTATTACAGCAACTGCTCCGTTCAAACCACCACGATTTAAACCTGCTGGTGCGAACCACTCAGCTGCGATTCTATCGTTTGCTGCGTAAACTGCTGGCAATAGAACTGATGGAGGAACTGCGATTAACTTATTAGTATTAACATCTACAGTCTTAACCCAAGGATAGTAAATACCTGCGTAATTAGTATCTAAGTCAGCTGCCTCTGTTGTTACTTGCTGAATAGTATCGTTAAATGCGGTTGCGTCCATTATATAGAAAGCGTCACCACGATCCTCAACCATTTGTAAAGTTGCTGCTGTTACGTCAGAGTGTAATCTACGAATAACACCAGGTGTTACAACTAAGTTTACATCATATTCATCAGCGTTAGTCAAAGCGTTAATTTGCTTCAAGTATGCCAATGTTCCAGAGCTTGTGTCTGTTGATAAGTCGAAACCTTGTGAGTTTCCTTCTACAATATCACCAGCCTTATAGATTGGAATTGCTGGGCTCATACCATCAAATCCACCTTGGAATGCTAATAAGAAGTTACGTTTTGCAACATCAGATGATAGAGATCCAGTTAATGTTAATGAATCGGTTGTATCTAATGAGTATTCAACGTTTGAACCAGTTGTTGCTCCAACTGGAAGTGGCTTCATATAGATTTTATTATCTGTATTATTATCCAAATCAATTCCACCAAACACAGTAGCGCTTGCTCCTATGAAAGTTACTTCTGGAATCATAGCACTAAGTGTAGCTGATGCTGAAACTGGTAATGTATATGGAGCGTGTCCATAAGGTACTGCTGATGGTGGAATTTCAGCTGCTGGCACAAAGCCTTCATCATTTTCATTCCACAAACGTATATACTTAGATATGTTGTTCCAATCACCGTATTCAGTTACCTTACCGTTAGAGTCGATAGTCTTAGATTTGTTACCAATAACTCTAGCTATATAGTTTACAGAGCTAGGGTCTAAGTTTACACCTTGATACGTTTCTAAAATTGTTCTTCTCTTATTTGTATCGTCAAATGCTCTAACTGTTACAGTAAATGTACCATAGTCAGAACCAGCGATTGAACCGGCTGGCTTTATATTTGAAATTGCTACTTTAAGCTTTGTGTTAGTAGGATTACCTGCTCCTATTGTTACGAATTGGAACAAGTCAAATCTTTCACCAGATGCTAATTGAGAACGTACTATTGGAGTCTTTGCAAATTCTGCATCATATGCAAAATCTTGGTTACCAAGCTTTGAACCAGTAATTGTTGTACCTACATCAAAGTTTACACCTGCTAATGCGTTTTTGAAATATCCATATGAATATGCTTCTTTTGCACCAAGTGGATTACTACCAAATACATCTACTATTGTGTTTGTTGCAGTTGGGTCCAAAGATGCACTAAGTGCTGATCCGAATTCTGTACTAGCTGGTATTAAGAACTCGCCCATAGTTGCAGCTGATGCGCTGAATACAGTTGTTCCTGACCAACCAGAAGAAAACGATGCCGTTTCTGTATCTGTGTTGAATAATATACCAGCTCCATAAGCCACACCACCAGATGTAGCTGTGATAAGTACTGGTGAATATTCAGTATATCCACCTACTCCACCCACTCTACAAATTGTAGCAATACCAGCTTCTCTTAAATAAGCTTGAGCTGTTAATGGTGTGTAATAGGTATCATCAACCTTACCGAAAAGTAATTCCAAATCAGCTATTGATTCTACTACTGTTGGTACTAAAGGTCCTTCTTTGAATGGGCCGATGATTGCTGCCCCAATTGCTGCAACGCCTTCTGCTAGGAATGATAAGTCATTTTCTCTAGTGAATACGCCAGGTGATACTACTTTTTCTGCCATGTGTATATTGTATTTAAATTTTTAAATTCTCTGTATAAATATAAGTTTTTATTTCAAAACGACAATATATCTCTATATAAAGAGATTTTTTATTCTCGAAATAACCTCTTTGCCAGTGATTGTTTTGGTACATTCAAATTGCCTTGCTGTTTTCTCATGTTCAGGGCACCAATTCCAATTTCCTGGATCAAAACGATGTCTACTCCAGCACCCATTACAAACTGATTTGTTAATTATCCTTATACAATCGTTAAATTCCAAATTTTCTTCTGTAAATCCTGATATTAATACAGTTTTCTTTTCAAGTGCCCATGCCAACCAAGAAAGTCCGCTGGATATACCAATGAAGAATTGACTACCATTTATATACTCCATTGCCGAATCAATAGAATCTGGGTGTACGATAGTTGCTCCTGTTGGGAATTTATTACCCATATATCCATCTTCTTCTTTAGCCAAAATTATAGCCTCATATCCTCTACTATTGATATAGTCGACAACTTCCTGCCAACCGGTTGGGTTGTTCCAATATTTGGTCTGCGCTGTACTATGAAATCCTATTGCCACATATGGTTGTCTACTTATCACTTTACCAAGTTGCTTCATCTTAGGCTTAATCTCTTTGTATTTTAAACCAAGTATATCGCTAGCCACTTTCTGTAAGGGTTGAGTTATTGGATTTAGCGGGTGCTTATTTTCATCAATCTTATTATCGTCTTTGTAAAATAAACCAATAGTGTACATTGCTATAATCCCGTTAGCCTGTTCTCCTGGTTCTATAAATTTAATATGCGGGTATTCCGATTTAAACCAGTCATTATGAAATGTAGAGCATACTATATTACATTCGTGCTTTTTTCTAAATTCTTCCACATATGGAAACCATGCTATGGTATCTCCAATTGATTTGGAATCAAGTGCTATATAGACCAGCTTATCTTTTAAATCTAGTTTATATTCAAAAATGTGATTACTAGTCAAGTCTTCAATTTCAACTTTCCAATCAACATAGTATTTAATTGATGTTCTGGCCCAGCAATTGTTACCCATATCTACTGAATAGATAGTCTCTCCAGT